ATCGAAGACTGGAAGGAGCAGAATGCCACTGACGGATTTCGAGAAAGAGCATCGAGCGGTTCTAGATCGGGCCAACTCAATCTATATGGGGAAGTCGATGGTGAGGGGACAGATGTGGCTTGAGTTCCCTCCCAGCGACAAGATTCGCGAGCTACGCGAACGGGTCACCCGGTTGGAACACGCCTATGCAAACGGTGCAACGATAGATGTCATGGTTGAGGACGCGCTCGATATGATCAACTACGCGGCGTTCCTCGTCAAACAGCTGGAGAGAGGTATGCGTGGCTGAGAAGATACAGCGAGGTGAGAGCCCAGGCAAGGCGAAGCTCGGACTGACTGGCCGGGTGCAACGCGGCGAGTCCCCCGACCACGCAAAACTCGATGCCCATGGGAGGGTATGTGATCATCCAGAGACTCCGACGCTGGTACGGAAGGAAAGACTTACACGTCGCAATCCTCGTCTTACAAGACCACTCCGGTTTACGTCGCTCCATCATCATTCCACATATAGCTTCCTCGACGGTTTTCAACTCCCTGATGCGCACGTACGGCGTATATCGGAACTGAACGGATCCGCGCTCGCGATGACCGAGCACGGAAATGTAATGTCGCACGTCAAGTTCGAACAGGCTGCAAAGGAAACGGGGATCAAGCCGATCTTCGGTATCGAGTTGTACACCGGCGAGATCGACGCTGAGCGGAGGACGCAGCTCAAGAATCACCTAACACTACTAGCGCGAGATCAAATCGGATACCAGAACATTCTCAAGCTTGTCTCGCGCTCATACATGGAGGGATTCTACTATGAGCCAACCGTCTCGGGAGGAATGCTGGCTAGACACAAAAAAGGCATCCTGGCATTATCTGGCTGTCAAGGATCGTTACTCTTCTGCTCGACTGTTGGAGGTAAGGGCATATCACCGTCTGACGCTAGTCTACGCAGAGGTCTTGCCGTCGCTCAACGCTTCCATCGCGTTTTTGGCGATTCGTACTTTATCGAAGTCCAAGCCTTTCCTGAACTTGAGGCTACCTGTCGTGCCAATCCACTTCTGGCTCGGATTGCTCGGGAAACGGGTGTGCCGCTTGTCGCAACTCTAGATTGCCACTACACGTTACCGACGGAGAAAGAACTGCAGAAGGTGCTACATGCTCTTCGTAGCGGAGGGAAACAGACTCCGGAAGATTTGGCGAAGAGTTGGGGCTACACCGCCGAGCTTTGTCCGCCGGCAACCGACCGCTCCATCCTCAACCGACTCGTCGCGACCGGCCTCACCAGGCAGGAGGCTATCGGCGCGATCCTCATGACAGAGGAGATCGCGCAGGATTGTACGGTCGAGCTACCGCGCCTGCCTATGGTTCGCTATCCGGCCCGGAACGGCCACAGCGGCGTCGATTTGTTTCACGACTGGCTGAAGGAAGGATGGGTATTCCGAGGCTGCGACCGGCTCAGCCATGCCGACAGTCGCCGCTACTCGCAGAGACTCAAATACGAGATGTCGATCATAGAGGATAAGGATTTCGTTGACTACTTTCTCATTGTCAGTGACGCTGTACGATTTGCTAAGGACAAAGCAATTGGAGTTGGCCCTGCACGCGGGTCAGCGGCGGCGAGCCTGGTCTGTTGGCTGTTGCGAATCACAGAAGTCAACCCTATGGTATTCCCACACCTCGTCTTCGAACGCTTCATCGACATCACGCGAATGGATCTCCCGGACATCGACCTGGACTTTGAGTCATCCCGGCGCGGCGAGATCGTGGACTATCTGGTTACACGCTACGGAAGAGAATGCGTCAATCAGATCGGAACGTTTCAAACCTTCAAGTCCCGACTCGCTCTCGACGACATCGCCCGCGTTCACCGAATCCCAAAGTACGAAGTGGAGCAAATCAAGGACGTTCTTTTGGAACGCAGTTCGGGCGACCTACGTGCGAGTGCGACCATATTAGACACCATCGAGCAGTTCGAGCAAGCCGCAGGAGTAGTCGAGCGCCATCCCGAGATTATGGAGGCGACCGAGCTTGAGGGAAACGTCAAGTCCTTCGGAGTCCACGCAGCCGGAGTAGCGATCTCGAACGAGCCGATTACCATCATTACACCGATCCTGGAACGCGAGGTCAAGAAGCGCATGATCCAGGTAGTCGCTATCGACAAGTATGACGCGGAGTACCTGGGCGTACTCAAGATTGACCTACTAGGTCTCTCCGCGCTCGACGCGCTCGTATTGATGTGCAAGATGATAGGCAAACCATCATCGTTCCTCTACGAGATCCCCATCGAGGACGATGCCACCATCAGGGGATTCAAGGAGAACGATGTCGTCGGAATATTTCAGTTTGAGGGGCGAGCTTGTCGAATGGTCAATGGATCCGTCCGACCCGACACCTTCAATGAAGTTTGTCATGTTACTGCCCTCGCGCGTCCTGGCCCGCTCCACAATGGCGCGGTTGCAGACTACGTTGATATCAAACGGGGAGAAAAAGAGCCACATCTCCGCCACCCTGCACTTGAACATATTACAGCCTTCACCCAATATCAAATCGTCTACCAAGAGCAAATCCTCCAAATCGTCCGCGAAATCGGAAACTTCGACTGGACGCACGCCGCCTACATCCGCAAAATCATCAGCCGCAAGCTCGGAGATCAAGAGTTCAACCGGCAGTGGGAACGGTTCTGGGAAGGCGCAAGCACGATTCACGAGCGATCGGACTTTCCAGCAATCGACGCTGAACTCGCGCGTTCCATCTGGGGAGACCTCACCACCAGCGGATCCTACGCCTTCAACGCCGCCCACTCCGTCAGCTACGGCTACATAGCCTGGTGGACGATGTGGTTCAAGCGTCACCATCCGAGCGCGTTCTACACGGCGATGCTCCGACGCGAAGACAAGAAGACTGCCGGCGGTGGCGGGGCCGGTGGTAGCTCTAATGCGAAGGCGACGGTCACGAGTAAAGCGAAGCTCGACGGTCAGGTGATCATGCTACGGGATGCGATCAAGCATAACTTCAAGATCCTGCCGTACGATCTCCGCGAGTCGGACGAGACCTGGAAGCGCGAGGGACGGCGCGGCCTGCGTCCTGGCTTCGATCAGATCGATGGAGTCGGGCCGTCGATGGCCGAGAAGATCATCAAGTGGCGCGATAACAAGGTCGGCAAGCTCGATTGGCCACAGTTGATTGAAGTCTCGGGTATCGGGCCAAAGACAATCACAAAGCTCGTAGACTACGCGACGGCCGAGGATCCATTCGGCATCGAGAGACTCGACAAGATAATCGCATCGGTGAAGAAGGATCTTCCAACGATGAAGGATCATAGCGGGGAACTACTACCGATTCCGAACATGACCGCAATCGAGGTTCCATATGAGCGTGGCGAGGATGTCCCAATAGTTTGGATCGGCGTCATTGTCCATCGTAACCTTCGTGACATCTTCGAAGTCAACCGCGCTCGAACGGGCGAGGAGCTAGACCCGGCAACCGTTCGCCATCCGGAACTAAACGAGTGGTGTCTAATGGCCGGATACGACGGCAGTGATCTTCTCTCTATTCGGATCACTCGCTGGAAGTATCAAGCATTCAAGAATATGATCTGGAAGATCAAGCCGAATGAGGACATCGTTCTCGTAGAAGGAGCCAAGCCTAGTTGGCGAGCAGCGCGTGAGGTCTACGTCAACAAAATGTGGGTGATCGAGCCATGAGGGAGGTGAGATGCAGACTGAGCCGCAGCCAGGCGATGAGCCCGAGCCCGAGCCGGAAGACGACGACGAGGACGAGAACTGAGAGGGTGCGCATGATGATGCGATCAGAAGGTGCGCATGAAGTGTGGCAAGGGAAGGGCGACCACACATGCCGTGCAATCGACGTAAGGAGTTCATTTGCGCAAGCTGACACTAACCGTGTTCCTCCTAGTCGTGCTAGGGGGCGCGACGGGACAAACAGCCCAGGCAACATCGAACTATCAGCAAGCACTCCGAGCAGTATGCTACTACTTCGGAGCGAACTGCGCGACTGCAATGCGAATCGTCAAATGCGAAACAGGAGGTACGTACGCACCGTGGGCACAGAATGGTCAATATCTCGGGATCTTCCAGATGGGAGCGAGCGAGCGAGCGACCTTCGGCTACGGAAGCAACGTGTGGGCGCAGGCGAAGGCAGCCTATGCCTACTACAAAGTCGCGGGCTTCGGCCCATGGCTAAACTACGAACCGCCCGGATGCGGGTACTGAACTAGGAGGGAGTATGCCTGAGGAAGTGAGATTGCCCTTTCTGATCTCGGAGGTGTCTGAAGAGATGAGGATCTCCAAGAGGGACGTCGCGGAGGTCATCAAAACTTTCTTTCAGATCATCGCGGACGAGCTAGCCGAAGGGAACACCGTCAAGGTCAGCCCTTACTTCAAGCTCTCATTCCGCGTATCTCCGGCGGTCAAGAAGGGTACACCAGTAAGAAACCCGTTCACCCGAGAAACCAACCCGTCGCCTGGGCGACCGGCGCGGCTCGGCGTTAGGGCGACCGCACTCTCAGGCTTCAAGACGAGTGTCCCAGCCGTCACGTCCAAGGCCGGCAAGGAGATTCTCGCTAGCAAGGAGTGAAAACCATGGGGCGGCGGGTATCCTCCGATTACCCGTCGCCCCACTACAGCAGGAGGGAGCATGTTTCCATCCGTACCAAATGAAACTATGGCCTACAGAGGATCCCGAGAATGGGAGAACCACCCAGAAACACCGCTACTGCGCGACGTCTCGTTCAACCGGCACTCGATGAACGATGGACATCACGTCTCGCCGTACTCGAACGGTCTCATTCAGATCGGCGACGACGGTATCACTGTCAAGCTCGTCCAGGGACTCAATCCCGAGTTCGAGCAGGTCTTGTCACGAGCGACCAGGGCGACCATCGGTATCAACCTCGTCGGGCCGGATAACGATACCCGTGACTGGGAGGAGATGCTGAAGGGCGGACTCCAGACCGCGCTTGAGTCGCAGGTGATCGTGTTCGAGGTATCCGGCGTCTCGCGAGCCTGCACCCATCAGATCGTTCGAACGCGCAAGGCTGCGTTCCATCAGCAGTCGATGCGCGCAAGCTTCTACGGGAACAATCCAGAGATGAGGATGCCTGAGTCGATCTGGAACTCGACCGACGAAGTTCGCAACCTCTGGATCCAGGCAATCAACGCCGCGCGAGCGGCCTACGTCGCAGCTTGTGACGCAGACGTCTCGTACCAAGACGCCCGCTACGTCTTGCCCGAGGGTACCACGAACTACATCATGATGGAGTATCCGCTCCGCGAGTTCATCAACGTCTATGCCTATCGCGGCTGCTCGATGTTCCAGTGGGAGATCGTCACCGTGATGCGGATGGCCCGTGACATCCTCGTCAGCCGCTACAAGTTCCTCGAACCATACATCAAGATCAGCTGCGAGAAAACTCCGGCCAACGAGAAGTACGAACATACCTGTACCTTCCAGGGCTGGGAAACCGTCGAGGGCCAGTGCCCACTTAGCTGGGCTCATGAAGACAACCGGCAGTTCCGTTCCGAGCACCACCGGATCGAAAGGAAGGTAAATGCCTGAGGAGAAATACCACCGCACGACTATAGACTGCTCCAAGATTTACCCTCATACAAAGGAGCTAGTCGATAGATGTGGCACGGCGGAAGATGCCGCCGAGTACGCCCTGGTTTCGCCGCAGACCATTCGGCGGATCCTGAACGGCATCCATTGTACCGTCCAGCAGGCGACGGCGCGAAAGATCATCATCGCACTAGAGCACCGGCGCAAGGAGGACAGAACCATCAAACAAGTCCACAACCGCTTCCTCAACGCTCGCCGGAAGCAGGCGCAGCTAGAAGAGCAGCAGATGAGTCTGCTGGGATACTGATGGAAACACTACATCAGAAGTCACGCGCGTTTGATCTCTACGCCTGTCAGAAGTCAGGATGTAATGTCATGACATTCATCAAACAGATCAACTGTCCAAGCTGCGGTACGGTTGGCGCTATCCTCCGCTTCTCGGATACGTTTGAGAAGGGACAACCCCCGGATCCGCGAGGCCGTCCGATAGCGGGCGAACGCGAAACCGGCTAGCCATTTGTAGGCTGGTGTATACGGGCTTTCCAAACCGAATCCGACTCCGAGTAAGGGTTCGGGCCTTGAAAGAGCTTATACAAGCTTAGAGAGCGTGGAACCAGAACGTACGTTCGATATGTTCCTAGAACAATACTATGACGCTGGTTTGGAGCTTCCGAGCAGCCTTTCGGTCACATCCCTCGTTGACCGTGAGACTACGCGGATCTCACGTGCCTTGACGCTCGTCATCGTTGCCGGCGCAATCCCGCGACGACTCGGGTCTGAAGCGAGCGATGACGAGCTAGTTCTGGACAAGAAGAGATCGAAGCGAGTCGGCTGGGCCTTGACCCAGGCTCACAGCGGCTGGAGCAAGAAGCAGCCGAAGATCCAGATCACGAGCGAGCTAGAGCAGGAAGGCACTCAGCTTGAGTGGATCTACTTCATCCCCGAACAGATGACGCAGGTTATGAGCGAACTGCGCCTTATCGCCACCTGGGCGATTCAGAACGAGGAGAACCGCTGGGGCCGTACGGCAGTCGTCAATCTAGAGAATGAGCTGCGCTGGATTCAGTACGCGATGCGTGACTGATCATTTCTCGCCGTTATGTTGCTTCTCGTGAAGACGGATCCATTCCTCTATTTTCGCAAGTCGCTCACGATTACGCCCAAAGAACACAGCTAGAGCAATCACAGCTCCAACTAAGGCTCCGAAGCCACTAGCAATAACCTCACTAGGGATGGGAGCAAAAATCATCCCTTAGGTACAACCGGCCACGGAGTCTCTGACTTTGACTCTGGCTCGGAAATCACAGCGGTGTCTTCGCTATGCGGCCGACTGTAGAGCGACTTGACTAACATCGTCAGCATCTCGCGCTGATGTCTGCGGTCGATGAACGATCCCAGGACGACGATCAGCGCGAGTAGAAACATCGCGCCGACAGCGAATGCAATCAAAACGTTATTGCTCATTATTCTCCTCTGCCTGCGCCATTGCGATCTCTTCCTCAATCGCCTCGGCGATCCTTTCCAAGACCGCAATCATCTTATCGAACTTCTCCAGAAGCTGATTGTAGGCGTCGATCTCATTGTCTATCATAGCTTCCCAATCTTCTGACAGACGATGTAGGCTGGGGTGTCGGTCGGACGCGAGCCGCCGGGGCCAACCGAGCCGCCGACACTAATGCTTCCACTAACGGTGACACCGCCATTGATCCCCGGAGATGAAGTCGGGTTCCCGACCGAGATGCCGGTCGAAGCGTTGATGATACCGCCAGTCCGAGTATCCGTCCCATCCGTATTATCTCCGTCACTGATTGCCATGATCGGGCCGGGGTTGCCGCCGTTCCAATGGTAGTGCGGATGGCCGTGACCTGGATCCGAAACGGTATGAGCGTGAGCCGGGAGCGTCAGGGTGTGGGCAGCTGTAAGCGCAGGAGAAGCTGTAACACCATTCGTCGAGTTGTGCTTCGGCGAGCGCGAGGCTACTGCGAGTCCATCGCTGACCCCCATCCCAGATACGTCACCGTTCGTACCGAGTCCGACGGTCGAGCGTCCGCGCGTATCTGGCTTCGTGAGCGTATTGCCGAGATGCGCGTACAAATCGGCGTAGATCCCGGTGGAGGCCGGTAGGTTACCACCGTCGTAGAGCACCCAGCCGTTCGGGATCGCTGAATCGGGCTTGAACCAGTCTACGGTCGTGCCCGCCGGCACCCCGGTGCGGATCCAGTTCGTAGCATCACTAACGAAATCGACAACCTGGTCAGTTGCGAAGAACCGATACCCAGCAACAACTGACGTCGCTGCCGGCCGTGCCGAGAGTAGTCCTGCGCCACTACTTGCTGGCGGAGCTATTGAACGCCAGGTCGTCCCATCATCATACCAAAGCAGACCAGTGTCCGTCGTCCACCAGACCCGACCGCCGCCGGTCTGATGCGCAGCTGCGAGTCGAGCGGCATCGGTTCCCTGGTTGAAGAGAACATCGGCGTCCGCAGCGAGCGCGACATAGCTGATGTGGAGAGCGATGTCAGCACGGTCGCTGCGATCCGTATTCGGATATTGAATCGCGCGTCTGGATGTAGTAAGCATTGCCCTCCTAGTGGATGTCTGCGTACGTCGTGAAGGACGAGTACATTGACCCGTACGTATCGCCGCGAGTGTAGATCACACTGTAGGTCGTTGCCGGCGGCGTTCCAGGGTTGACAGAGAGAGTCCATTTCAACCCGGCCGGTTTCGCATACTTGTTGACGTAGGTCACGAGCGGCGAGGTAGTCGAGGTATCGGCCGGAGCTTCTGCAGTCCAGATCGTTACGTTGAAACTCCAGTTGTCTGGATTGCGCTCAGCAAGCTGTACAGTTTGCGTTCCCGTCAAGAAGAGACGGACGGCGTTGATGATCGAGGCTGGAGTCCCACGCGCCCAGTTCGTGTGATCTCGGATCTGCTGCCGCTGCTGATCAGCCGTGATACCCTGAAAGAAGGCTAGACCAATGAACTGAGCGAGCCACGGCAGACCTGCGTCGGGAATCCGGTTGATGTCAAGGATGATCGACCAGCCGGGCTCGCCATTGGGGCCGTCCTGGACGAGATCTGCACCGCTCTGGAACATCTGTCCTATTGCATCGATGAACGCGAGCAGCGGCCAGCCCGAGGTCGGATCGGATCCGCTCAGCGGTTCCAGCTCATCGTAGAGCCGCTGCGAAACATCCTCGACCGGCCAGCCCGTAGCGGTCATGGCGTCGCCGTCCCGTTGATCGTACCGACATTCGTGAGGGTCGCGTGCCCCGGCAAGGTTATGTCCGCAGTTCCGAGCGCGGCTAGATGAATCGCCATCGTCATCGATATCACGCGATCTACTCCCTGCGCCTGGTCAAGAATGTTCAGAACCTTGTTGTAGTAGACGATGTTCGTCTCGATCCAGGATTGCGCAGATGCTGTCGCATCGGTGATCGACGGATCCTGACCCCAGTGCGCCGGAGACAAGTAGCTCTGTACCGCCGCGACCGCGTTCGACTGCACAACCGCCGTCGTGTAGCCTGTGAGACATTTGACGTTGAAGGTAACGTCGATCTGCGTAGTGGTGGGGTCGAAGACATTGACGACGAAGTTCATCTCGCGCAGCGACTGCAGATAGTTAGTGAGGTTCGTCTTGATCGTGCCCGAGACGGCGACACCATTCGCGTCTACAGCAGCGATCCCGATCATCTTCTCATTCCCGAACGTACCACCGCCAGCCGGATTGAATCCATCGAGCGCAACCGAGCGGAAGACGCCGGTCACGTCGAGCGCAGCAAGGCTGAAGTCCGAGGCCAACACCGGACGCTGCGACAGGCGCTGCATCTTGCGCGCGAGCCGGTTGTTGTAGTCGCTCGATAGCTCGGCATCCAGTCCGCCAGCGGTAGCGCCGGTAAGAGCAACCGATTGCACGAAGGCGAGCGTATCAATCATCGTCGCCAGGTATCCAGCGCTCCCGATCCCCGAGACATTTGCTCCCGCTTCGACCGAGGTGAGGGTGACCGCTCCTGCCGCCGTGACGGTCGAACCTGCCGGCACCGTCACGTCGGTGCCGGTCGTGAATGCGTGATCGACGCCGACGCTATCCCGGATCGAGACCTGCGTGCCGGCGGGGATCAGGTAGCCAGCGCTGTCTACCATTGTCCAGGTCGAGCCGACGATTGCCGGCGTAGCCTCCTGCGGCGGGAGCGACATGATGTTCGAGCCGTACCATTTGAAAATCGTATCGGGCACATCTTGCGCTAGGGTGTAGAGGCCAGACGCCTCCGAGGCGACGATCTGAAGGATCCATGTGTCGAGGTTGCCGTCGTTCTCGACCCAGTTCGGAGACCTGCTCTTGATATCGGCATACGCCTGATCCAGAATGTCGGCCGAGTTCGAGTCAATCGGGTACTCAATGTAGCCACTACTCATACGACAGACCCACCTCCCTTCGCGACCATTGAAACGCCGAGATTGATTCTAGAGATCAACTTGTCTCCCGCGTCTGGTGTCTCGTCCGCCAGGAGAACTGCGCGCGGTTCCTGGTTGGCGATCCAGTTCTGTATGTCGTCGGCTCCGAGCGGCTGCTTGCGCAGACCGAAATCCGGTACCCCAAATGTCGGCGCTAGCTCGCGGAACCCAACATGAGTCAGGGCGACGGCTATCACGCAGTTCGCAATGTCATCGAGGGAGTCCTGCTCGACGACGTTCGCACCGGCAGGCCCAAGCTTGAACGGAAGATCAAAGTGCGGAACGTCAGTCATATCTCTCCTTATGCGAGGGTCGTCGCGTCGAGAATCACGATATAGAACGGCGCATCCATCCACGCGCTCGGAGTTGTAATGTAGACGTTCCAAGTCGTTGTTGTCGCTTGCGTCGCGCCGATTACAACCGACTGCCCGACCGCTGTGACAAGGCACGGCGCATTGCCCGACGAGAATCCGGCAGTCGCGGTGATCGTGTGGTTCCCGGCGCCAGTACGGACAGCGGTGAATGTACAGCCGGTTGCCGCATATCCCCAAGCGAATCCGCCACCACTGTTCACGTACGCCATCAGCACCGGGCGCCCAGGAAGATCAACCGACCTGATCGGCGACCAAACCGCAGCGCCGCCTACACCTTTGATCCATTGTCCGTTGACGACCGGAGTCGGAACGCCGATACCGGGATCGCCCTTCGGCCCACCGACCATCGCCATCGCAAGTTCCAACCCCTGCTGATTGGTGGCGGTGCTGTTGTTCGTATTGGCAGTAACACCAGAGTCTTGAAGAACGTAAAGCTCTACATAGTCACCAACATTGAGCTTTACGATTGTAGGGTTATTGGCTTGTGGATAATCTTGACTACCACCCGTTGTCGTGGCTCCACGGACACCACCGACACCGACGAGAACTGTCTGTCCATTCAAGTAAAGGGCTGATGATCTGTTTGTACCTCCTGCTTGTGGCACGAACTGCGCCATACCCCAAATAATATAGGTACCCGCAACCTGACACGTGAGACGAGTCGGGTTACTCGCACTCCAATGCGGTGATGCTGCTCCTTGGTCGTACCGAACGGTGTCGAAGCTGATTGCCGTGAATGCACTATTTGGAATCGCTTGCGATGTTGAACGATACACACGAACGCTCGGTGTCGAAACGGTAATCCCCGTCACGCTAGTCGTTCCACCGGCAGCGACGAGCGATGCCGACTGATTACCCACTCCGGTAGATCCAACCAACGCTGAACCGGAATCCTGGTAGACCATCACTTCGATGTAATCACCAACGCTGAGGTTGAACGATTCGGTGACTGCACATCGAACGGCCTGTGCCGAGCCAGCCGATGCAATTCCTTGCGTGTACGTGAACTGACTGCCGTTGACCCGGAAAGCGATGATCCTCTGCCCAGTTGTGTTACCACCGAACAGATAGGTTGCGGACGCAGTATAGATGCCCGCCGATTTACACGTCAGCCGCGTTGGGTTAGACGCCGACCAGCCAGCTACCGTATCCCAACTGACTTGATCAAACGTAAGTACCGTCCACGCTCCGGACGGGATGCTCTGAGCAGTGCCGCCTAGAATGGTTTTCGTTCCGACCGACGGTTGTTGGCTAAGACCGGATGGCCCAATCGGAATCCACGGCGTCGTAGTTGTCGGGGCTGCGAGCGGTTCGATACTTGGGTTACTCATGATACCATCACGCGACCACAGTTGGAGTTATAACCATCTGACGATTGAGGAACTGAGCTGTTCCACCAGTCGTCTTATATCGAAGATTGATAACCTGGCCAGGATTTGCTGCGACTTTCCATCCAACCCACGCGAGCGGAGATTCTTGATTGACGGCTGGCTGATATGCGTAGTAATCAGCCTGAAGGGTAGTGTCAACGTGAATCCCAACTGAAGGTTGACAGATAGCACTAGCATAAAGACGAGACGATCCTGCCACCATATAGATCCCAGCCCTAGGAACGGTAAAACTAGGCCCACTGGGAAGCGTCACATACGAAGTGCTAGCCGTGCCTTCGTTAGCTCCTGTAGAAACATTAGCTGGTGTCCCGCCGACAAACTCCCACTTATAACTGCCGGTATTGCCAGCGTTGTAGCGGAAGCGCCACTGGTAACTCGGGTTAGTTGTTGAATCGACAAGGATCGCTTCCATCCCATCAACGGGAGTAGACGGCAAACTCGTTCCGTACGGAGTGATCGGCCCTGGCCCCCATGGCGTCGGAGTGACGCCAACCGTTCCGTTGATCTGGCACAGGTAGGTGATTCCGTCTGCTCCTACAACTATATCACCATCGTTATATGTAGTGCCGGCGGCGTACGCACCACGGTACGTGATGTTCGAGCCAGATACCGGAGTCGCCCACTGGACGTCAAAGTCGGTACCGCTGTGCTTGACGAGCGCCTGGCCGGTCGATCCACCGGCAGGCATTGCCGGGCCACCAGGCCCAACGGGTACCCAGTTCGTCCCGACCGGAGGTGCTGTCAATGTTTCCGGTTTACTCATATCTCGAACGCCAACCACCAGACATTTCTCGGCGCGTTGCCACCGTAGGTCGCGCCAGAATCAACACTCGCGATCATGTCGCAGTAATACGTACCGCCAACTGCAAGATTCTGATAACCGAACAAGGTGACTAGACCAGCATTGATCGCGTAAGCTGGGCCGAAGGCTCCACTCGAATAGGCTGTATTCCATGAAGGCAGAAAGTTCATCACCGTTAGTTCGAGAGATAGTTTGGTATTGGTGACATTATTGACGAGACACGTCATCATGATGAACACGCGTCCTGTCACCGTTGGCACAATCTGAAACGAACCGCCCATACCCATGTAGACCCAGCCAGTCGAGGTAATGTACGGCTGGTCAGGGCCGGAGTTCTGACTAACGAACGGTCGTCTCCAGACAACATTACTTCCGGACATGTAAAGCCCTGTCAGACTGGCTCCACCCGCGAGCCTCGTCGGAGTACCGGATGCACCACCGACAATCAAGTCACCTACTGCCGCCATCGGGTTGCTCATGCCCAGAGCAGGCAACTGCGCTGCGGGAACCTTGCCGGTGCCGTCGAGCCCTGCGTAACCGTTGGCCGCAGCCTTCTCGGTTCTAGCTTGGTAGGTGGCGGAGAGATCCGGTAGATCACCGGCTGCGATAGGACTCCAAACCGGGAGTCCGCCGACGCCCTTGATCCATTGTCCGTTGACTACAGGAGTTGGAATCGCGAGCCAGGGATTCGACCAAGGCGTAGGAGCGACCCCGAGCGTACCCTCGATCACGCACTGATATGTATTGCCATCCGGCCCGACGACATACTCACCATCGTGGTACGTAGTCGATGCGCTGTACTGGCCACGATAGAGAATATTGGCTGGAGTCGTCGAACCCGGTGGGCCAGTAGCTCCTGGCGGGCCTGTCGGCCCCGTCGCTCCTGTCGGGCCTCTAATGTTTCCTGTGACACCCCAGGAAGTGGTATATTGGTAAACGTCGCCAGCGGTTGTATCAAGAGCTTGATCTTGCGCGATAGGAGTTCCACCAGACGGCGCTCCAGCTCCCGATCTCCAAAGAGAACCACGTGTTCCAGTAGCGCCAGTTGGCCCCGTTGGGCCCGTCGCTCCGGTTGCGCCTGGCGGCCCCTGCACACCCGTCGCCCCTGTAGGGCCGGTCGGGCCAGCGGGGCCAGTGGCACCTGTCGCACCAGATTGTGCAAGAAGTTCCCAGTTAGTCGTATCGGTATCCGGTGATCCTGCCGTCGTTCCTGCTACCTTGCGACGATATGACGAACCACCATACGTAACTCCGTCGTTGACCGCATACGCAGTAGCCGCAGACCAAGCTCCTCGCCATGTTATACCGGCTGGCCCCGTCGGGCCGGTCGCCCCTGTTGGGCCTTGTGGGCCGGTAGCTCCCGTAGCACCTGTGTTACCTTGTGGGCCTTGAGGGCCGGTCGCACCAGTTGCACCAGTATTGCCTTGCGGCCCTTGCGGCCCTGTAGCTCCCGTCGGGCCGGTTGGCCCCGCAGGGCCGGCAGGGCCGGTCGGGCCAGGTGGGCCGGGGACAGGAGCTGATGTTACTTGAACGGTCGTATTGCGATTATTCGCAGGCGGCGTTCCCGCGCTCGAAACATAGGTGACCGGGAAACTGTAGTATGTCCCTTGGTCGGTGCCGCCGGCAGTGACTGAGTAACGGCCCCACTTGGTTGCGTCAGCCGTATCCTGAAGATAGATGACATCGCCAGGAACAAAACTCGCAAGAACATTGCTGGTGTCGGAGTTCGCGCCGTTCGTCTTCGAAATGTTGACTTGCGTCGCGGTATTCCAAGCAGCAGTATTGATGCCGACATATTTCGCAGCAGGCGCAGTTGTCGAGGTCGTCCAGTTCCAGTTGCCTTGTAGAAGAGAACCGCCACCGCCGCTCGGCCCCCAAGAGAGCGCCCAAGGCTGATTGTTATTGTCGAAGATGATAAGGATCTCATCCCCGACCTGCGGAACTTGAAGGGAACTCCCCACCTGCGGACGAACGTTCTCGAACACCATGTCATCACGGATGTCCGGTATGACGACATCGACTGCATCCGAGATCGTAGACGGAGATTTGTTGACAATCCCCCGGTACACCTGTCCGAGCGAGACCTCAGGCGGCGCAATATCTTGATAGATATCACTCATCGCGGCAGGTAGCTCCGATACACGGCTCCTCTACCAGCCAGGTAATCTTGCCTGACCCCGGCAGAAGTTCCGCACTCTATGGTCTCTCCGTTACCAATACAGAGCGCGACATGAGTATAATCGGGAGGAGATCCGAAGAACGCCAGATCACCAGGAAGAGGATTCGTCACCGGGAGAGCATTCGCAGAGTTGGCCATCGTACTCGTCCATTCCATCCTATCATAGTTATGATTGGAGGGATCTGCACATCCAGCCTCTTTGTAAACTAGAGTGCAGAACCCCGAGCAGTCGATCCCGGTGCCACCAGCATGACAGTCGGCACTCCAAAGCGTCGTCGGCATAGGCCGAACTTCGTGATAATAGAACGGCCATTTCTGCTGTACCTCAAGGGCTTTCTTTGCAACCGCAACGACCGAGAGACGATCTCCGTTGTTTGTACCGGGCTCGCCGCCGAACTGAGCTTGATTCTTTCCATTGTAGACCGAAGGAGCGGTAGCCGGAACATTCGCCCAAGTCGGCTTCTTGAAGGTCTCGGTTGCGGGCTCCAGGAGCTTCGGCGACGGCTTCATCAACTGGACATCGGCGTTCGAGTCGAATAGACTACGGGTGAATGAGTTGACGATCCAGCGGCCGTCGAGCGGGCCGAGATCCGTCAACACGATCACCGACCCCGGCGGCGCTAACCAGAGTCCAACCTGACAAGGTAGGTCTACGGTTGCGCCCCTGCGTCCGACGTCATAGTCGAACCCGATCCCCATGACTCCTGGTGTACTCTCGGTGACGGACGCTATCGGCTGCGTCTTGAAAAGATCCTCGTCGGTCAGGTAGTAGAAGACACCACCTATGAAGAATGCGCGCCAGCCGACCTCGGACGCGAGTCTCTGAATACAATCCCAGTTACTTTCGCGCTTCCACCAACCTTTGTTGCGAGTCGGCGGTATGCCGCGATAGTAGTAGTAGGATCCATCCGCACCGGGATTCGTCCAAGTCTGCCCCATTGCGTTCGCAGCAGCCGCACTTCCTTCGGTCGATCCAGCCGTACCACCGGTGGGCGCATTACCCTCGCCACCTGGCGGGATCCCATACGCGCTCACAAACGCTTCGGCCTCGGCTCGGTACTGGCCATAAGCATCCGGCGTTCCCGACCCTTGAACTAGCTGTGTGAGATCGTTGAAGCTAAGGCCAGGTTGCGACGCATCCTTTGCTATCGCGTTCCCAGGATGTCCATAGAACTTTCCGGCCGCAGTCGCCGGATCGTGAAGATCGGCGTAGCTGCCCCAACCCTGGCTAGGACGCTGCTGGAAGAGACCAACGCTGTCATCGAGGCCACCCGACCTGTTGATAAGAACCGATTCGTCGATTGCTGCCATGATTGCGCAGACGATCACTTTCCGGCGAGCACCTTTATTGGTACCGACCGAAATGATTGTATTTGCATTCCCAATCTGCTCCGGCGTAGCTCGAACGTGCTTGACGGTGAGAATGTTCGGGCCTACCTTGATCGGCTTGTGTCCCGGTTGCTGGGCTCGAATGCCAAGGTAGTTCCTCTCTTGCTCCCTGTTATAGTTGGCTGGGATCCCTCCCGAGGTTGCGACGCCACTACCGGGTGAGTAGGCGCTCGACAGATCCGTATTCTTGGCGATGTTCTGAATCTGAGCCAGATGCGGGATCACGACAGGGATTTTGACTTCCTTGACCTCGCGAATCAGATTGAGGATGAACTCCGCTCGCGTTACCTTGTCGCGACTCGCCCACTTGACCCATTTCTTCGCGTTCTCAAGCGTGTACTCGGTTGTGTCCGGCTTCGGGTATGAGCGCAGCAGAGCGATCTCGCGCTGCTCGAACGTGAGCTTGAGTTCATCGTCGGTCGCATTCTTGGAACAAGAGACGAGCCGGAACCACATCCCATCGATCTCAATGTCGAGCTTCGCATTCAGAGCCCAACTGCGGAGAATGGAACGGTCGTAATCATTCAGAGTGAGATCAATCGTACTCGCGCCGTCGATCTGCCTGGTGACCTGAACATCGATCACCCGGTCGGTCGTATCGAACAGGATCTGACTCTTGAGGTAGACGACCAGCTTCTCAAGATCGAGATCATCCCCCATCAGCTCCCGCTGGATCTCGTTCTGATTGATCTTCGACAGTTCGAGTTTCCGAACTGCGGTCAGAGCTTGTTTCTTAGGAGCCATTACGGGATCCTGATTTCCTTCGGGCCTTTGATCTTATTCGGATCACGAATCGACGGATTCGCAGCCGCTATGTCTTTCCAGCGATTCGGACTACCATACATTGCAAACGCGATCTTCTTGAGAGATGTTATTGATCCCTTCGGTACCGAGTATTTGTTTGGGAGCGAGTTCGTGACTGTGATCTTCAGGCGCTGCTCGGCGATGAACTGCGTCAAATGAACGGTCGCGTCTTGGCGCATCCTGAAGAACTGACCCTTTTGAGTCTGTGACCAATACACCTCGGTGCCCCAGTCGATGCTCGTGATCACCCAGGTCGCGCCGCCAATCGGCAGGGCTCCATCGACCTTGATTGTCGGCGGTGGAGTGAAGTCGGAACCGATTGACATAGCCTGTAGACGGCGGATGTCCTGTTCGACGCTCGTTTGCATTCTCCAGCCGTCGAACAGAACCGGAACATCCATCTGGTACGGATCTCGACCGCCCCACTGCGTCAAACTAACGCGGCGCGGACGGGGGATCATGTTCCAGCCGCCCTCGCCGCCGACGATACTAGGCGAGTCCGTACCACGCAAGACTTTGACGACGCTGCCGGCGCTCGACCGAAACGTGTAGTAGTACCTGTCTGGGATTCTCATTTCCGCGCCCTATGCTTTTGGTTCGTCTTCGCCACGCTCGTCGCTACCTGTTTCCCGTCGATATGAACGTTGTTATGAATGGTGATTGCGAACGGGCTCTTGCCCTGCGCTTTCCTCGCCGCCGCGAACGGATCAATATTCTGCTGAGGTGTCAACAGAGCACCACCAGGAGTGGCGAGCGCGGCATTCGCCATCGGGAAGGTACCGCCACCGCCGCCACCAGTGAAGAGGTTCCAAGCTCCCCTCGCAGCACCTACTAAGAACTGCGCGCCGGGGATCTTCTTCCAGAGGCCGAGGAAATCCTTGACCTTGTCGATCACTTTGAGGATCCATTTGTAGACGTCCTGGAATGCGTCACTGATCCACTTCCCAACACCGATGATGATACTCCAGGTCTGCTTGAGCAGACCCCAGAGATCGCGCCAGTGATCATACAGGAGCCGCGAGACGATGAGAAGGATCGCAAACTGAGGAAGGATGAAGACAAGAATCGCCGACACGAGCTTCCAGTTCTTCCAGATCCAGGTGAACGTACGGTTGACAAGATCATGGAACCACTTCCACTTGAAGTAGAGGATGATGATCCCGCCGACAAGCAGGACGACCGCCGTAATCAGAAGGCCAATCGGGTTGTCGATCGCAAGCGACCAAAGCGCAGCATTCGTTGCGAGGATAGCAAGCCGCAGTCTGATGAAGTTTATGGTCGCTATGATGGCGCTAATCGAGAGCTTCCAGAGAGCGCTGTTGCCTATGATCGCTGCTGCGTTCATGAGAAGAAGTGAGACGCGCACACGGATCATATTCCAAAGAAGGATCCACAACTCCTTATTCAGAAGAAGCGTCACAAATCGGAGGAGCATCATCGTCCCAGCCAGGATCTTTTGCGCAGCCTCCAGAGCTATGGTAAGGGGTCTGAGGATCATCGTTACGATCTTGACCTTGTTCATCGCTATGTAGTCGAGCGTCCAGGCGGCGGCGAGAAAGAGGATGACGTACTGAAGACCAGGCACGTGCTTCAATAACCAATCGAACCCACTGATGAACGGTCTAAAGATGAGAGATATTTTCCCCAGCACAGAAAGCATGATAAGGAGAGCCTGAATAAACAGCCACGTGAGTCTAAGAACGGGATGCATGTACTGAACCCACGTTCCGATCAAATCGAGTAGACCGGACAAGACTGGATACTTCTTCCCAATCACTCCGAATACCTGGTCGAGTGAAATCCTGCCGTGCTGCTTCTTGATGATCGCGGCAACCCCGTTGAACGTATTGTTGATACTTTGTAGGAGTCCACCAGGGCCGGTCGTACGAGCGAACGCTCCCGCAGTCAGCGCTCCCATCGTCTGCGCGATGTTGTCGTGTAGCGTCGCTAGCTCGCCACCGAGTGTTTTGGCCTGCCGTGCCGCCGCATTCGCGAGTCCGGGTGTCTGTTCTATGTACTTGTTGATCGCGTCGAGGACAGCGCCGGCAGGGATCCCGAACTTGGCGATGTTGTGAAGCTGATCGCCGGTGATCCCGAACTCCTTGTTGAGAACGGCGGCAATCGGAATGCCATCTCTCATCAGCTGGTTGACCGCGAATCCTGTTAGCCGCCCCGAGTACGCCATATGCTGGAGAGCGACCGAAAGCCGATTGAGCGCCCCAGGCGACGTATTGCCCGCAGCCGAGAGAGCGTCAACCATGTCTTTCAGAGTTCTGTTGATAGCTGCGGTTGAAATCCCGAGCGGGTGAAGTCCGATGTACATCTTGCGAAACGCATTCGTCATATCGGCGAACGTGAACGGATTGATCTTCGCCATATTGAAGAGCGTCTGCAGCTCGTCCTTGACCGCTCTCGTACTCCCCATCATCGGCTTGAGAGCGAGTTCAGCGCTCTGCATCGTCGCATTGAAGTCAGTACCCCATTTGAGGAACGCGAGCCCGAGTCCAGTCGCTGCGAGAGTACCCATGTAAGCATAGCGTCGCATTGTGAAGAGAGCTTGGTTCATCAACCACGAACGTTCGGTAGCTTTCTTCTCCTCAGCCGAGAACAACGCCATTTCTTCCGTCAGCCCAGCGAGCTTGCCTTCGACAGCCGTCATACCGGCGAGCGTTCCCTGTACGCCGGAGAGTACGATTCGAATAGTGGCTGACGTTCCAAGTGCCATTACTTCATGGCCTCCGCGAGCTTGGCGATGACTTTGTTGGCGAGATCCTCGTTGAGATCAAGATACAACTTCTGGACGGCAACCGCGATGGCGTACATGTACGACCGTTTCTCGGGATTGGAAGTATGAAGAAACCTCCACGGATCTTGACCGGAGAAAGCGATCTGGGCTGCGGCTTTGATCTCATCGGGAATCCCTAAAGCACTTCCCCCAAGAACTCCTCGTCAATCTTGACGCCGGTATTATTCATCCAGCGATTGAGGATGATGCCGTACTGGCCGACCATGAACTCGTTACTGCCAAACACCCAGTACACGGCGAGCCGCATATCTGCGTATTCGCCGTTGGGGTTCCAACCAAGGTAGTTCGCCATACCACCCCAGTCGAGCACCGGGATCTCACCGTTGCGGTCGTCGAGGATCGGGTGATCTTGATCATCCTCATCGTCGTGAATGTAGAAGCCGCGAGTCGATTGGATGATCATGTCAATCAAGATACGCATATTCCGCTCGCCGCGATCCTTTGTCTCTTGCATGACACGACGAGCAATCCGCTCGACCTCGGCTCGATCCATTAGTCGGTGCTTGACCTTGACGCCGTACTCGTCGTAGCCGGTCAATGGCAGCAGGACTTCCTGCGTCTCTGCGATCTCCGACCGGCGCTGGCGAAGTTGATCTACGAGGGTGGGCGGCTTCATCACCTCATCGCTCGTGATTTCGTGAGCGAGAGGTTGAGCCTCATCTTCGATCTCTGTCATTTGTCCGCCTCCTAAGGCTGGCTACCCTTAGCGTTGGCGCCAACTGCCGACGGAGCCGAATCAATGGACGCGACAACCGTGATCATTCCCGGATCGCTCGTTGACTCGGAGTTGTGCTCGGGAAGAATCACTGTTTTTAGAGTGCCGTGCCAGACGAGTGCCGGCGTGTAGACGTTCTTGTACCTGTCCATCGGGAACTGCTGAATAGTGACGCGCGAGACGCCGACCGCATCGAGCAGGTTCTGAATGTGGTAGTGATCTCGATGGATCCGGTAGTTGCGGGTCAGAGTAATCTGCGCTGGAACGACTCGTCCTCCGAGCGAGTAGGACGGATACATGCCGCCCGGATAGTAGATGCGCTCCTCTGAGTCGAGATCGCCACCGGCCTTGGTGTCCCAGACTCCCCAGTCGAACCACTGCCCAGGACTGTGAGGATCCTCGACCTGCAGGTTGACCAGGAAGGTGTCGAGACGGGTTGGTGTAACCTGTTGAGTTGACATCCCCTCTCCTTATGCGTTGATCGGGATCTTGTAGACTTCGATCTGAACCATCTCGGCGAACTCGCTCATCCGGACGTTCAGAACTGCGTGTAGTTCGTGGTTGGCGATGGTCGTCGGCGTATTCACGGATGGGCCAGTATCTACGTAGTACGCATCGGCTGCCGACGCTCCGTAGAGATCGCCGTTGACGTAGAAGCGCTGCAACATCGACGAGAGAACACCGTTGAACGACGAGATCGTTACGCCTTTGCCGTCGATCTTGTCGAACATGAACCCTTCGGCGAGCGCAGTTGCCTCGGCGGCGATAGCCATGTACAGCCGGCCATTCCCGTAGTCCACCCAGTCCTGCTCCGCGACCGGATCGACAAGCGAGCGCCAGCCGTAGTTGCGAAACGTTCCGTACAGATTGCGAATGACGTTGATCCCGGAGGTGTTCGCGGTCTGCCGGTTCGCGTCCGTCATCGCCGCCTGCGAGAGACCGATCACGGAAAGTGATACACCGTTGTCGCCGGCAGCTGCCTGATCGGGGCCGAGGCCGGCATTGTCGTTCCGTCCAATCAGACCTGCGATCAAAGCGGACGGAGGCACGCTGCGAGTCGAACCGGAGACAACGCCCGGAGCGATCAGCCACGGCCAGAACATCGCGCCGAACTTGGATGAGGTTCCGACACGCGCTCCGAGCGCGCTCGCCTGAAGCGTCGCGAGCGTTGCGGAGTCAGGAGCATCGAGCACCGCGACTCGACGATGAGATCCGGCGTGAGTGACGAGCTGCTGATGGCCGGGATCGGTTGTCCGGCCCGGAGCAGATACCTGACCAGGGCCGAAGTCGGTCGTGATCCTGTCAAGCGCCGCCTGCCACTGAGTGTCGGTGGCGTTGTTCCGGTCGTCGTTCCCACCAGCGAGCGCCGCAGCAGCCGCTACGGCCGGATCGTTTGTTGAGGCTCCAAGCACGAGACGAATGTTCTGCGAGTTCTGTGCCCAGAGAACCGCTGTCGGCGGATCTGCGAGATCAGGACTGGTCTCGACTTCAACACCGCCAATGACGACGAAGACGACGAACGTGCCGGCACCCTGACCGGCACGGACGCCGACTGAGATGTTGTTGCCGCTCGCTCCAGGCCCGAGAGCGTTTGCCACGAGTGAGACCGCAGCTGAGCCGTCGAGCAGGTTGTGAGTGGCAACTACAGCGGCAGGCCCGACGACACGGGAGATGTAAGCGGAACCACCACCTTCGCGGAAGAAGATGTCGAGCGCGTCGTACAAGACGCTGTAGCTCACGCGCTGGCCGAAGAGGGCCTGGTAATCGCTCATGCTCCGTATGACTGTCGGCGATGTCGGGCCGGCATCTGTCATACCGACGACGAACCAGACGCCGGTGTCAGTTGGTGCTCCGAGCGCAGAGGGATTCGACCGCAGCGTGACATTTACGCCAGGCCGGATCAGAACGGTGCTCATTCGCCGCTCCCTTCACTTGTTTTACGACCAGTGGTGGAACTGTTGTCGGGGGTGGTGCTGGCTTCACTAGGCACCTCCACGCCACTCGCGTCGAGCAGCTTGCCTTCGTCGATGAGTTCCTGCGCAGCAGGACTAATCTCGGTCAACGTGACGTACTCGCCGATACCGAGTGGCGCCCCGCTTTCGAGAATGATTGCGTGATCGCCGACGTATCTATATGTTCCGGCCGCCGACTTGGTCTTGGCTTCGGCCATCTAGTCCTCCTTCACTACTTCTTGCTCTCGATATCAACAAACACCGTCTGAACGTCAGGCCACTGCGAACCAGGCTGATTGATCGGGTCTGGGGCAGAAGGTTGCGCTGGCCCTCCGAAGGCGTCCCACATATTGATGACTTGGACTCTGCTGACTACATGTACCGATCTCATCGTCCTAGCCTGCTCGATGTCAGGTATATCCGTGTACGTCTCATCGAGGACGATGCAGCCGTTGAACTCCCAAGATTCATCGAGGTACCCCTTCTGCTCCATGATCATCCGGGCGCCAGCGCCATACACCTTGGCGAGTCGCTCCGAGTTATCCTCTGTATTAGCAGCCGCAATGATTCCGACGCCGACCGACCACCATCCACTGACCGTCCCATCTCCATCGCGTCGAGGAGGTTCGAACATTCCTGGCGAAACAACGATCACAGCCGGTATCTTATCGTCAGGATAGGAGTCGAACGCCCAACGTTCCACATAAGTCTTTGGAGCAGGGATCTCACCGGGAGTGTAACCACGCTGTAGCTCGATCTCCTTGATGTAGGTCGGGAACCAAGCTTTGAGAGTTGCAAGCACGGCGCGTGTCAAGACGCTGCCGTCGAAGATTGGGCCAAAGATCGTATCAGTCACCATCTGACTCATATGCGCTCACTCACCCTCATAGCTTTGATCAGATACTCCTCGACTATGTGCGCCCAGTCGTCTACGTCGTGCTGAGTGAATCTGGCATATGGACGAGCCGGCAGCTTAGAGCGGCCACCGCCGTATTGCTGAACTGCGGCGTACTCCAAGAATGAGTCGAGCCTGATCTGTTTATTCGTGATATGCAGATCCATCGCCGGATCCCCACGTACTGTCATCGAGTCACGCAGAGCTTCGGTCGCGTGCAAGATACGAGGATCGAGACCAGCAGCGGCTTTGCGATTCGCCCATTCTGTTGAATCAGGTTTCCAGCTTCCGCCGCCGCGCCGACCCTGACTTTCGAAGTTCTGCTCGATGGCTAGGAGAAGATCATCGGCTACTAGCTCCATTGCCGGCTTCATATTGCTGACCGCGAGCTTGCCGCCGCGTATCATCTGGAATGCTTCTTTGAGACCGACAACTTTGACAGTGAATGTCAAAATGGCCGCCAGTACAAACCATCATCGGGAGGATATTGGTAGTACGGCGAGCCACCCGCTCCAGCCGCCGCATCCACCAGGCTCTGGCCTGATTCGACCGCAACAACGGCTTTCGCAAGGCTGGCGAGCTTTTCATCGTACAAAACCTTTAGCTCTGGATACACAGAGCGACTCATCGCGACTTCGTTCGCATAGAACGTGATCTCGATGTACATCGCAGTACGAATCGACGCGATGTGCTGAGCCTCGGGGATTAGCTCATCAGGTATGTCAGTGCCAATCAATGGAATCATATCGGCAACGGCCTTGTCGATCAGGATGCGAACCTCGTCGTCAGTCGGCTGTGTGTCATCGGTGAAAGTTCCGAGCACCTTGCCGTTGGAATCACGAGTCCTCGACAGAAGGACATGACCGACATCCTGAAGGCTGGGAGTCCATTCGATAGGTTCACCGTTGAACGTGACACCCATCTCGATGACGTTGTTGCTAGCGTCGCCGAACGAGACCATGTACCATCCAGCGCCGACGGCGAGCGTAGCTTTGTTAGTGGTGAACGAACGAGAGATCGGATCCGACGGATCACTGTCCACAGGCGACAGAGTCTGTGTATCAATCAGAGTCCACGGCCCGGTCTCGGACGTGCTCTCCTCGATCATCACCGTTGTCCATGGGATCCCGTCGAACCTCGGGACTGGCGTGTAGTCTGTGAATGAGACGACTGTCACTTGACGATCCTCCCACTGGCTGGTCTCGGCATCGATCCCATCGTGACACCGAGTATACGGCCCGTCGAAGATGGAGTAAAGGACGCAGGCGTATCGACTCTACCCGCCACTTCTACACGCGTCCTTGTTTTGAGTACGGTTCGACGAGGTTTCGAGGGCACGAGCCCCGTCTTTGAGAGCCACTAGATAGGCTGAAACGACCCGACCCGCTCCGATCTGCCGGCGGATCTTGGCAGAAGCTCCTACAACAGCTAACTGTTTGGGAGCTAGCCGCCTAGAGATGTTCATCGCCCGTCGAGACCGAAACCGACACGTCGCCTCCCGCCACTGCGGTAGGCGGGAGGCATTGCGACGTGCCAGCGGAGATCATGGCTACCCCTCGATGATCGAGGTCAGCCCTGCCTCAACGCCCTTGCGAGGTTCGCCATCGGTAGCGATGTTCTCGGCTTGCAGAACACGATGGGCCATGTCCTTGTCACTACCAGCGAGTGCGACGGTATCGCCGACCGTCAGGTTATTGCTCTTGATGTATTCGGCCAGCTCGTACTCACCCATCGAGCTGAGATCGCCACCAGCACCGAGAGCTACCGGCTCATCAGGACTCTCTCCTGCCTCGACTCGCTCACGCTCGTCGGTTGTATAGAACGCATGCGACTCCTCGCCCTTCTTCAGAGCGATCTGCCCGATCTGCTCCAGAGTGACAACATCACCCTGGAGAGCTTCCTGAGCGGCAATGACAACGTTGCCGGCCTCGTCCGTAATCTGAACCGTGTAAGCGAACCGCAGAGTGCGGATCATCCGGTCGTCACCCTGATCAGCGTACTCATCACCGGACTCGTACTCTTCCGCCTCGATGGCGCTCAGATCCTTGCCGTGTAGTTCTGCCATGACGCCTCCTACCCGGCCAGGTTGGTGAACTTGAGAACGGCGAAGCGGTTGTCTACGAACATCAGCGGCCGAACGCTGCTCTGCGTCCAGTACCGCTCCGTCTCCTGCTCGTACCACTGCGTGGTCTGCAGTGGTTGCTCCGTCCGCATCTGTCCCGGCTGTCCCTGCTGCACGACGTAGGCGTTGCCGGCCACGACACGGTTGGTGACGAAGATCGACAGATTGAGCGAAGCGAGCAGGTTGTTGAGATCTGGCCCGTAAATGCGGGCCAGCTGCAAGTACTCCTGCGGGTTGAGGATCCAGAGGTCGAACACGATCCCCAGTTCCTCGGTCTCGGCTTGCGCCTGCGCCCGGCTGAAGTCGTAACCAGGCCACAGAGTCGAGTTCGACGCCGAAGCGCCCGCCGTGACGACGGTTGCCCAGTTGACGCCGGTGACGGTTCTGACCGGAGCCGCCTGAACAGCAGCCTCCAGGACTTCGACCGCCCTCTGGTTGATCTTGCGGACGAGAGTGTTCGCGAGCATCCGTACGTTTCGAGTGAAGACGGCGACATCGTTGCGGTCACGAGCTTCGACCGTGACGAAGAACTTACCGCCCCACTTCTCCACTTCTGCGACATACGGCACGCGCCGCGAGCTGGTGACCAGCGGGAACTCGTCACCAGGCTGAATGCGCTGGAGGTCACGATCCGAGTAGAGATCGTTCGCCAACAGCTGGTCGTACACGACGGCGCCACCGGTGACTCCACCCGACGACGTGAACACGCGATCAGCGAAGAACCTCTGCAACGTGAGATCCATCAGTGTTCGAGTGATGCGCGTCGGCGCGTTGAGCGCGATGTCCATCGTGATCGTCGTGCCTGAGACAGTCGGCGGGCCGAGAGGATGGGCGACTGGATTCGGATACGTCGATGCCTCGATGGCCTCGCGCGCCCGCGTGATTCCGGGTTGTCCAGGAACCCACACAATCGGCTCGGCCAGTGTGACTCTGTTTTCCATCTCCCCTCCTCTCACCCGATGTTGAGGGCCACTTCGCAGTCAGCCCCGTTTGCGCAGTCGTCGCAAGCGACACCGATCTGGACTCCGGTGGAAACAGGCACCACCGTTCCGTCCGCTGCGACTTGAACACCGATCCCAGCCGTGATCGCTGCCGAGGCCGTGATCGGAACGATTCCGCCACGAACAATCCCGACGAGCTTTCCGACCGTTGCCTGGTCGTACTTGGCGACGCCAAAGATCATCTTGGCAGCGCCACCGTTCGCGCCGGCACCCGACGGGAGCGCAACGCGATACGCTCCACCTTCGCCCGTCGTGCTCAGACCCTCGGCCTTGTTGACCTTGGCCGCTGCGATCTGAACACAACGCTTGCCGGTAATCGCGGCCACGGCGTAGCCGGTAACGTCTTCGCCTGGTCGCTTGTAAGGGATGAGGTCGTTGGCCACGGCCTAACCCTCCTTCGCGTTGATAACGCGACTGCCGGACTCAGCCTGAGCCCGGATGGTCTTGATCTCGGGGAACCAGTCCAGAGGCAGGCCTTGATCGGTTCCCGCTTCCAGACCGTCGCCTTCGCCGCCACCGCCGCCAGAGCCGCGAGCTACAAGCGGAACCAGACCCTTCTCCAGACCGTCAATCACAGTCTTGTTGCCGTCGAAGTCTGCCCGTAGCGCCTTCTGCCAATGCTCACGACGCGCGGGTGGAATCCGACCGTCCATGACCGCCGCTTCGACGGTCTCGTTGATGCGCGCCTCGACGCGCTCGGTCTCGTGCGTGACTGCGAGGTCAGCACCACGCTTGAGTTGATCATACGTCGCTCGATCCAGAGTGACAGTCGCGCTCACGGGATCACCTTCGACCACAGGGTTTGGATCCGTGACTGCCGGCGGCTCGCCGCTCACAGGCTCGCCCTCCCCGCCAGTTGGCGTCGGTGGATCTTCCACCGGCTTGGCCAACTCGGTCTTGATCTGCTCCTCCGTGGCATCGTCGGGCAGACCCAGACGCTTAGCGAGACTCTGGCGAAGCTCTTCATCCATCGTCTCTCCTTCTGTTGATGTTTCCTGCTTTGAAGCGAAGATGACCATGGCCGGATCCGCCATCTTCATCCCGGCAAGAACGGCCGAAGCTGCAGCCGCTTTGTCGGTGTACTGCTCCACGACGGGAACCGCCGTACCGAAACTGACGACATTGTCTTCAACATCGACAGGAATCCGGCTGAGATTGCCGTCGCCCTCATCCACGATGAGCGTATATCCGCTCATCGTGTCGAACCGCTCTCCCCTGATCCAACTCTTCACATTGCCGGCGCCAGGCCCCTCGCTGTAAAACTTCGAGCGAATGGCAGAGACGTCAACTGAAGCGTTGATCTCAACACCCTCGGGAGTCTCCGCTCCGTACCAGAGAGGTAGATCCTCCAAAACGGAACAACCCGGCCACAAGATCCCGAGCAGCGATACGTCTGTGATTACCATCTCGTACTTCTTGCCGGTCGCAGTTGACACTCCCAACTGCGCGTCAACAGATCGGGAGGGATAGGCAACCGGCAAGACTTTCGCCAACCATTCCGGCGTACCGACGTACGAGCCGAGGATTGTCTGCTTGTTCGCGCTCAGAGTCATTCCCTCGACCCGACCGAATGCCGGTTCATCCTCGCCTAAGAACAGATCATTCACCTTGGACTGATGTCCGAGCTTGATCCGAGGCGAGTTGATCGCGACGTCTTCCCCACTCGCGGCTTTGACAGCATCAGCTAGCTCGGCTTCGGTGAAGGTATGTGGGCCGGTGCCGAGCTTGTATTCGATCCCGGTCGAGCAGATCGGGACATTGTCGATACGCCAGAGACCATCGTCACCCTTGTACGGAGTGCCGGCCTGATGAGTATTGGCTCTGATCGTTCGCTTGAACTTCATTTACCCGACCGTGCCTTCCGAGCACGACCCTTGGCCGCGAGCTTCTGGAACTTCTTCTTGCCGTACTTCTTGCGTCCAATGGCGGCTGCGACCGCTCCTGGATCCGAGACGTTGCCCTTCGCAGCGATCTTCTTCTTGAGGGCAGCAAACCGCTTGCCCGAACCGAGCTTTGGTTTCCTAGCAGCAGCCATTACTGAGCCCCCATTGTCTTGCGACCGCCGCCCTTCTTGAACGGTGCCGCCTTCTTGCCGCCGAATGGCACCTTAGGCTTGCCACTCGGCGGCTTCTTCTTGGTGGCCATTTACTTCTTTCCCTTCTTCTTCTTGACTGTCTTCGGCAACTTTCCGGGATTGTCGAAGTGGTGCTTGCGTGCCCAAGCAGGCCCTTTCACGGCGAAAGCCCAGGCACGTTGTTTTTGGGATCTCGCCGGCATCGCTACTGGACGGTCGTGGTGCCTTCGAGGTAGTTGTCCATCCCCGCCACGCGAATCACGACCTCGCCGCTGAAGTCCTGCGGGTAGGTCACCGATGAGGCGCCGTTGTTGGCGACGGTGCGAACCTTGACCGGCTCGGCGTCGGCGGTGCCGGCGTAGATCGCAACCATCTGCGCCTTGTCGAAGTTCTCGTCCCAGTTGATCCCCAACGTCTTGCGCTGGTAGAAGTCTGGGCTGCCGGCGTTCTGGAGCCCCTCGGGAAGCGAGTTGTCCGGATACACGTCGTCAGGGATGTAGATCGGGTGCCCTGGGAACACGTCGCCCGGCACGTCTGGATCGCCAGGCAGGTTGATCGGTGGCGTCGGCCGCGGATCCGTCGGCCCCCAAATGGTGAGCGGCGGATCCGGCGGGATCACGATTGGAGGATTGGGGCGTGGATCGGTCGGCCCCCAAATCCCGTCGGGCGGCAGAACGATCGGATGTGCCGGTGTTCCCGGCTCCTGCGGAGGCGGCGTGTCCTCTGGCTGGACAATCCAGACTGGGCCTACTGTCTTCGCCATATCAAGTCCTTTCGAGGTTGATGTTACTTGGCTGGCTTCTTGACCTTGCCGACACTGCGAGCGGTCGAGCTACCCACCTTCCCGGGTGAACCCTTGCCCGGAACGCCGAGACCAGTGCCCTGGCTCTTCTTCAGCTGCTGATGGAGCATGGCCCCTTGAGCGAACTGATTCTTGCGAACCGTAGCGTCGGTCTGACCACCGACATTCATCCCGGAGCTGGAACTCGATCCGACCTGCGACGCCGCCGCACCCTTGAACTTCGGGTTATGAGTACGGCCCTTTGCCTTCGAAGTCGGCTTACTCGGCTTTGGGCCTGCTCCTTTTGCCATTACTACCTCCTTCCTTGATGATAGGCGACGGCCGTGCAGGAGGGAGCCCATAACACGACCGTCGCCCTCACTACGTCCCAACTTTCTTGCCCGTCGGGTTTCGGGACGTAGATTGGGGCGCGCCACCCGGCGGTAGAGCAGCCGGTGCTGGCTTGTCGATTTGCTGCTGCTGTAGATCCAGAACCTTGTTCGGATCTGGCTTGTTCGGATCCACCGGCGGCTCTTGAACGCCAGCGCCAGGCGGTAGCGGTGCCGGAGTCGGCCGAGGATGCTGCGCTGGAGGCAGATGCATCTCTTTACGGATCGCTGCCTCTAGCTCGTCATCCACGATAATACCTCCGTTAGCAATCAACTGGACAAGATCTGCCACAATCAACTCCGGATCGAAGTCGAATACAAGAATGGGTACTTGATCTACTTCCTCACCGAAGTTCCAGTCGATGTCATCCTCGACTACGTGCTCGTTGAAAATATCCGCAAACCAATGAGCGATTGCCTCCATACCTGATGCCCAAAAGTCTACGAACGTGGTGCCAAGAGCACGAGACCCCGTTCGCGTTTGTCCAAGCTGCATGACCATCAGCATGAACTTCCTCGCCATCGCCTCGTCGTGGTACGTTACCGAACCGATGACAGAGCTTTGCAGGCCACGAGCGATCTCAAACTTGGCTCCAGACGGAACTGCTCCTCCAGCAGTATCTCCGACCCGAAACGCTTGAGCCATCTTGTTGAGATCGTCGATTTCGTCATTCGTAGCTCCAGGATGAGCCACAATATAGGGTACTCCTCCAGCCCGTTCGTGGTTGATCGCGTCTATCCGCAGCAGGCGATCCTTGATCAACCAGTTCTTGTAACACTCGCGGAACCACGAACGACCGGCCCAGTTCGCACCTTCTCGATCCCAAACGTACCCCACAAGACGGTCAATCGGGATCTCGGGAACCGGATTCTGCCATGAAGCTGCGTTCGGTTGAATCACGTTCTGCACGATGGAGATCAACCCACCGTCTTCTCCTACACGAAACTCTTGAATAGTGAGAGGCGGACGCTCCGCGAGCTTCCTCAAGTGCCAGAGTCCATCGTTCGGTCGTCCGTTGCGACCATCGCCGATATAGCCCACCTGCTCGAAGTAGTAGTGGCCATAGATCCCGGCTTTGAAAGCGAGACGAACATGATTGCGGAAACTGAATCGGTTCTTCAGCCGGCCACGCTTGATGTTGTCCGTCTTCTCACCGAGAATCGGAATGTTGTAGTCGCGAGAGAGCTTCTCGACCATTGCCGTATCGGCTGAGTTCGGGTCGATCAGCCACTCCATTTTGAGGATCGCTAGCAGGGTCGCGTCGTAGAGGGCAGCGATCTGCGAGTCGTTCCTCATGTTCTGGTACGTTCGAACTGACAGCGGCCACTTCAGCTGCGGCACTACCTCCTCGACGTCAACCCAGGTAATCCAGGGAGCCATCCCCGCAGGAGAGAAGTTTCCATCGAGTACGGTGCCGATCTCGTTGAGAGGCGGCGCTGCACCTGTCCTGGTTGTCGTCTTGGGTCTCGCCACTTACTACTCCTTCACTCGCACAAATACCGTATCCTGCCCGTTGAGGTCTCGCTGCCGGCGCATGACCTCACCGCCGTTCGAGTTGTTTGATTGACTCGTATTTCCTTCGATGGCGTAGAACTGCGCTCCTCCAAGAGACTTCTCGTAGATGCCGATGTGGTCGAACTCGCCGTTCCAATCCCAATCAAAGCAGACGAGATCGCCTGGCTTCGGTGAACTGGTAATGGCGAGACCTCGATAACCCATACGGGCGTCGTAGACGACATACGGCACATAGGCATAGTACGAGCCCTTCTTGAAGGTGTATGGGCAGGGAACCTCGCCGGTGAGGTCGGCCCAGGTAACGAACATCGCGCACCACGGGCCGACCATCCCGTACCAGTCGGTGAACTCGCACTGGTTTGAGTTGGCAGGAGATTCCTTCACACCAAGCTGACTGATCGCCCGGTCAAGGCGAGCCTGCGCCGCTCCGATGGGGGAATCGGCTGGCGGCACAGGCTCTTTCCCTCCGTATACGTCCCAGGCTGCGTTGACCAGCTCGACGGCGCGAGCGTCCATGGCCATCTCGCCTGCGTGGGGCAGGCCTGGAGGGATCTTTATGGAACGCAAAGTGTTGAAGGTCTTCTCGCCTACCCATCCCGAATCAGGATCCATCTTCTGCTGCCTCTGGATCCCTGCTACACCACTGTCGATGACGTTCGGGCCTTTGCCGTGGGAGAAGCCGTTGCTGAAGTTCTGGTCGAAAGGTTGCCACTTCCAGCGCCCAGCACGCGACACCACACGCTTGTACGCCTCCACATCAGGCCCGTCTTCTGAAGGCGTATGTCCCGGTGCCGCATCCGGAGGATACAGAGGCCGAGGGAATCCCCTCACGGCTACCATCGGCCCACCCGGATACGGCTTCTCCCACCAGCTCGCCATTACATCTCCATAGTTAGAAGGTCGGTTGCAAGACTGCCGTACGCGGACGGCTGAACAATCAACGGCCCTGTTCGTACGGTCGAATAGACGCAGGCGTCAGCACGGTCTGGAGACTTCACCCCGCGCTCACGCATGTCGTCCTTCGACTCGATTTGAATGCGACCGCTCGAATCAACCCACCACTTGATATTCTGCAACTGCGCCAGAAGCTCCTCGTCTGCGCCGTCAAGGTCGATCATTCCCGCTTCCAGGTCGTTGCGGAATGTCCAGTATATCTCCGCACGCCGGTTCTTGAACTTATCCGGTCTGTAAGCTCTCTCCGAGCCGTTGAATGGAGTCGATGGGTAGCCCATCTCGCGCAGACGGTCGAAGACACCGGAGCCAAGACCGATGATGTCTATCACCATGTTCGGTCGATTGGTATGATGGTGCCTGTCGAGGATGAGCTTGAACTTTCCGGTTGTCCGCATGGTGTCCGTCATTCCCCACGAATCGACGTACCTGATCACGCCCCCGCGATTCCTATACACAACCGTTTTGTCCACGCCCATCCTCGACACGTCCGCGCCGTACGAACCTTTCTCAATCCCCGGCAGATCCGTGTCTATACCGATTTGTATCATCGCTGGCGTGATCAGGTATTCGTCGCTGATATCGGGGAACTCAGCCATCACCTTCGCTTGCCAGAGCGGCGATCCTTCACCCCACTCCCTGCGACGATCCTCCACCCACAACGGGGTGACGAGGTTCTCCGCCAGAAGCGGTGTGACCGTCTCACCGGTAAAGTTCGGTGTATCGAACGCCGAGATGCTAATCACGTTCCATCCAGATCCCGGCTTGCAAATCTGCGCGAAATGCGAGCCTGGGTCGTCCGGGTTGCCGATTGCAAGCACCCGAGCGTTCTCGTTTGTCATGAGTGTCATGACCGCAGTCCAGAGCGTCTCAGGAATCCCGCACGCCTCATCCAGAATGATCAGGATGTAACGAGCGTGCAGACCCTGGAAAGCTTGCTCGTTGTAGTCGGCGGGCTTGCGGCCCATAGCGATCAGCTCTTCGTCATTCCTCCCCTCGCCCATATACCATTGGCATTCGAGGGTAATGCGCCCGGGCAGCTTGCCAATGCGCCACGCCCGCCGAATCTCTCGCCACAAGATCGCCTGAACCTGAGGCCAGGACGGCGCTGTCGTAACGAGGAAAGCATCTCCGAGCTTGAAGACGTTGAGCCACCAACAACCAATCCGCGCCGCAATGAAGCTCTTGCCGGGGCCGTGACATGCCTTCACGGCCGTGTATCTGTTAGTGACTACGCTGTTGCAAATCTCCTCTTGCTTACTCCAAATACTTTCTCCCAGGATGTCACGAATCCAGTCGGCCGCGTTGTCCAGGTACGGCGCTGGCTCCGGGAAGAGATAACGCAAAGTCGCATCGGCGGTACCCTCTGGAAAGTGATCGTATTGAGGCGGGACATACGCATCGTGGGTGAACTTGCTACGCCGTGAGCGCGTCGGCATCCTCAGCCTCTCCCAAGAGAACATTCTCTTCTGGCGGCGTTCCTCCTTGCATAAGGATCAGCTGCCGGCGCACGATCCCCGGCCAGATCTCCTTCTGCGCCTTCGTCAAGTTGAGTTCGCTGGCGATGTTCTCCAGCAGGCGTGCCAACACCATGCCGAAGTTCTCCGCCAAACGGATGGAACGCTCCGCGAGCCCGAGTTGAATTGCGTCACGAGAGTAGCGGACGAGTCGATCCTGCGCGTCGGCACGACTGCGTTGCAGAACGTTCATCTGCTTGCCGAACTGCGTCTCCTCGATCCAGTCAATCTCATCTACTTCCGCGATTTTCATGCTCAGCCACTCGACCTCGCCCGCAGTAATCCGAATGCACCACATGATCGCGTCGAAGGGATTGATGTCCCTTGGCGCCCCCATGAAGACAATCGCCTCTTCCTTGATGGAGTTCTTACGCGCCATTGGAGACCCGCCCGAGTGGTACTTGCAACGGCCGATCCCCGGATGCTTTGTCCCCCAGCCGGCCATCCGCCGGCACTCACCGTATCCGTTGCGCTTCTTCGCGCCACATATGGACTTGAGGCGCTCGTCGCGCTTCTGTTTCGCCTGAGTAACTCTGCGGCGGTTCTTGGCGCTTTGCCCCTTGCGCTTGAGCTGCGGCAGGTCGCCCTTCTCGAAGTAGTGTACGCCGCCGGGCATCAGTACGGTCTCAGATGGTTGGGAGGAACAGTGACCTGAATGGTCGGGCCTTCGTGCTTGACCCAACCGTGAACCGGATCCCACCAGAACTGGCGGCCCTCGCCCTGGTCGGCTGCGCCGCGTAGCATGACCTCCCATTCGGGGTCACGCATCCATAAGCCCTCGACGGGTAGCTCGCGTTTGTCGGGCGGTAAGCTCATCTCAGCACCGGTACCTTTCCGCTGTCTGCGAGGTCGTGTCTGCCAATCCAGATCGGGTCGTCGCTGACGCCGCGCCGGTATCCGTTCTTGGCGGCCTCGCTGGTCTCGATCTCGTTGTGCTCCATCTTGCCGGTCTCGTAGCCGCAGTTGAACATGACCATACCCATGATGGCCGGCTGGTCACTGGCCACGTAGTTGAGGGCGTTGCGCAGCCACTCGCCCTTATTTGAACAGAAGCCGTGATCCGGGTTCTTGGGCGGCTGCGTGAACTCGAAGAAGCTCGACCACTCCGAGATCAGCATCGGCTTGTTCGGCGCGACTTTGAGACACTCGTCGTAGCTGGCGCCGCTCAGGTAGCTCCAGTCGCCCTCCGAGGCATCCTTGCCTTGCTGGTAGCAGACGAAGCCAGCGAGATCGACGTACTCATCGCCAGGATAGTATGCCGAGAACGGATGCGGGAAGTACGTCACGTCCCACGGAGGCAGCGAGTTGGGAGCCCAATGCCAGGTGGCATTATCGTTGGCGCCGACCTCACCTGCAAGGTCGTGGATACGCTGCCACGACTTGACGAAGTTGGTCGGCTGCTCCGGCCCCTGTAGATCATTAGCGCCGTAGCCATACCAACTGCCGTTCATCTCGGTGTTGAGACGGATGATCCAGGGCTTGCCAAAGGTCGCAATGACCGAAAACCACTCGCGGATCTTGTCGTCGAAGTCTCCACGTACGATGTCGCCGAGGTAGACGCTGGCGGTCGATGTATCCAGGAGCGGGTAGCAGGATCGGCCGCGCGCCTCTCTCATCTTCTCCAGCATGTCGTTCGCGTTCGAGTCCCAGATCGGTACGGAGGCCGAGCCGGTGCCCCAGTGTGAGATGGCAATGGTCTTGCTGGCGTCCTCCTCGAACTTCTTTTGCACACGCTCCTCGGGATCCCAGGGCACCGTGTAGGCGTAGTCGTCGCCGTAGTAGCGCTGCATCGTGGAGCCATCAATGTAGGCCCCATGATAGATGCCAGTCATCGGAGTCGGATTGGGTGGCTCGGGCGGGATGGGTTGCTCTCCGGAATCGGTGATGCCAGCGAGGACTTCAATCGCCTGGTTGAGCAAGGCCGTAGCCTGGTCACGGAGTTCGGTGTTCGAAGCCATGCAGGGGATCTTACCTGCTCGCAGCCCCGAAGTAAAGGGCTATTTAGGAGCAAGCCCCGCATGGCTTTATGGGAGCTACTCGCGCGTATGCGCGCGTATCGCGTTATCGTACGCGCGTATATATCGCGTAGGTGATCGCGGCAACGAAGCTGCACCATGCCGTTATGCAGAGCAGCATAATGCCGCAACCCATTGCTCTGGTGAGGAAGTGATCCTGCTTGCGGCGCCTCATGTGTGGGGCTTGCGGTTGTCCATGAGGACGTTTGTCCGCAGGATCATATGGGCAAATGCGGAGCGCTCATGCTGCTTGCCGACAATCCAGGCGTCTGCTCTTGTGAGGATGTCCTTCTGTGCGAACCTGCTGGCTGCTCCTGACTTCTGCCAGGTGATGCTAGTGTAGTGTCGCATGGGTGGATTGGCGTGTGGCCTGTGTCGATCAAAGTTGGCCATGCGGTACCCTTCAAAGCCCCAAGCGATTCGCTCAGCAACGGTTGTGTCCTTGCCTGGCTTCTCGCCAGGGAACAAGACAAAGTCCTCGACCACGAGGTCAATCTGCTCTGGTGTGAGAAGATTTTTTTGGACGCTGCGTCGCTTGAACTCAACCCAGAGCTTGTTGAGCAAGCGGATCTGTTCGGGTTCGCTGGCCGTGATGGTGGTTGAGCCGGAGAAGATTCTTTTCGCCACGGCATCGATTGCGAGTCCGTTTCGTTCTGCTTCATTGAGGATGCCCCAAGCAACGCCTGTGGACTTGCCTGGGTCAACGCAAAAGATTGCTCGCATGTTACTTGCCTCTTCTCGCCAGGAGCCAGATCACCCAGATCAAGAAAATGCCTAATCCGATCAGGGGCCAGGTCACTTCGTCAGGCTCCAAACTGCCTCACGCTGTCCGTCGGGATATTGCACGACAATGTCGAAGGACTCATCCTCGTCGATGAGCATGATCTTGTGTATGGTGCCGTCTGCGGCCGTCTGCATCGTCGTAAGACGTATGACATTCGCCTGCTTGATTGGTTGAATTGTTGTCCTGGTTTGGAATAACATGGTGACATTTATGGCTTGCTCCTTTGTTTGAGCCCCGCCGCAGGGGTGTCGAGTCTCGGCGGCGGGGCTCCCCGTAGTCTACCGTTTGACTGGCAACGGCGCTAGTTCGTTTTTCTCGCTCCGAGCGGCCT